TGCTCGCGGAGCTGCTCGACAGTGGCGGCGGGGGCTTCGACCTTCTCGGCGGCGACAGGGGTCGTGCCGGTGGAGGCGACGATCTCGGCGGCCTGCTTGGCGGCGGAGACGTGGGTGGCTTCCAAGGCGGCGACCTTCTCGGCGAGGGCCGCGACTTCGGCGGTCAGTTCGCCGATGCGGGCGTCCTTCGCGGAGATGTCGGCCTTGGCGGCAGCGAGTTCGTCGGCGGCGCCGACAGTCAGCTTTTCGACAGTGGCGCGGAGGTCGTCGCGCTCAGTCGTGAGGGCGAGGGCAACAGTGCGCAGCTCGGAGAGTTCAGCCTCGGGAGTCAGTTTGCTCATGTGTTCTTAAACTTGGAGATGTGGTCAAAGGTCAGAAGGCGGCGAGGGCCTCTTCAAACGAGTCGGCCAGTCCGGTGACGAGCCCCAGGCGCACGGCCTCGCGGCCCGAGAAGGTGCCGCCGGTGAAGGCGTCCTGCGAGACGTTGACGCGTGTGGCCTTCACGGACTGCTGGAAGTCCTCGGCGATGCCATCGACCTGGCGCTGGAGGTCCGCCACTTGGGCTTCGGTGAGCGTGGTGCCTTCGATGCCCGCCCCCTTCAGGGGGGACTGGCTGGACTTGATGACCACCATGCGGACGCCGGCGTCGGCGTAAGCCTTGGAGTAGTCGGGCACGACCATGTACACGCCCACGCTCCCGATGGAGCCCGAGGGCATGGCGGTGAATTTATCGGCGGCGGCCGCAAGCCACAGGGCGGCGGAGTTCGCTTCCTCGCCGTAGGCCATGGTGGGCTTCTTCATGCGGCGGATCTTGTTGGCGAGCTCAGGCACGCCGGCGACAGTCCCGCCCGGGGAGTTGACGCGGAAGGCAATCTTCTTCACGGCCGGGTCGGCCTCCATCTCGTCGATTGCCTTGGAAATGGCCAGCACGTCGGCGGCGCCAAGCATGCTCTCCAGGGGCGAGATGCCGCGGCCAATCGGGCCGTCGATGGGGATGACGCCCTTGCCGTCGGGGGTGACGTAAGCCTCGGGGCGGGCGCCCAGGAGCTTCGACAGCACCTCGCTGAAGCCGTACTTGTCCAGGCGGGCGGCGTAGTCGCTGGCCTTGGTGGGGTCGATAAGCAGGGGCTCAAGGCCCTTGAGGCCGTTGGAGAAGATGAGGCGCATGGGTAAAGGTTAGTCGGGGATGTCGTTGGTTTCGTCGTCGGGGATGGCCGACGTGCCGGACTCAGCTTCGTCTTCCGCTTCGTCCTCGGCCTCGTCCTCCGGGCTTTCCTCCGCTTCCTTGGCGGGGGCCTGCATGTTGGCGAAGCGCTGCATGGCCTCCTCAAAGGCCACCTTGCCGGCGGTTGCGGCGGTCACTTCCTTGGCGAAGAGGATGTCATCGACGAGCTCGGAGAAGGTCTTGCGGAAGTCGCCGCCCCGCTTCTTGGCGATCGCGGAGAAGGAGGTCAGGCCAGCACGCAGGTCCTCGCGGTCATTCGCGCTGTCGCGGCCGTTGTCGATGCTCGGGCTCTGGGGCACGCTGAACTCAACGTCCGCCCACTTCGGGTCGTCGGGAAGTTCGCCGGCGGCGATGGCCGAGCCGATGCGCCACTGCCAGTCGGGGATGAGGTAGCAGTCGTGAAGCATGCACTGCTTGTCGCCGACGTAGCGGTCCGCCTTGCCGAGCACCATGCGCACCAGGGCGGAGCCCGCCTTGCTGCCGTCGTTCACCACCTCGTAGGGAAGGCCACCAGAGGCGATCATGCGGGACAGCACCGCGTTGAACATCTCCATGCTCTGACGCGGGAAGTTAGGGGAAACGCTCTTGAGGTCCTCCCCGGGCTCCAGCACCAGGAGCTTGCCGCCCATCTGGGCGCCGATGTTGCCAAGGTCGGAAGAGGCGGTGCCGTTCAGGTCGGCCGCCATGCTGTCGTCGATGCTGCCGCCGTGACGCGTCAGGACAGAGGGCACGTCCGTCACCTGCTTGGTGGCCCTGAGTTCCAGCTGCATCACCTCCAGCTGATCCTGCATAGCGTTGAGAGCGTGGGCCATCGGGGGCAGTCCGTGGGCGCCGCTCGCCCGCTTGAAGTCGGCGATGTGGAAATAGGTGCCGGCCTTCTTGAACTCAAACTGGCCTTCGCCGAACTGCACCCAGATGCCGATGACTTCGCCGTACTTGCCGAAGACAAAGCCGTCCCAGGTATCGGGGGTAACTTGGTTGGGCATCGTCGGGTTGACCACCCGGTGGCCTTCGATGATTTGCGTGGTGGCCTTGCCCTCGGAGTCAGTCACCTTGAGGGCATAGACCTCACCATCTACGGCCCACGTATTCACGATGATCCGCTGGAGTTGTTCGCCAGTGTAGCGCCCGGTGATGTCTGCCTTGCGCGTGGCGCGGTGGTAGTACTCCTCGTAAAGGCGGGCCTTGGCCGGGTCGGCCGCGTGGCTAGTGGGCTTGGAGCCATCACCCACAACGTACATCGTCATGTCGTTCACGTACTGCACCATGCTGGGGTAGTTCTTCTCGGCGTACCGCGCCTTCTGCAGCAGGGACTGCCGATCGTATTGGCTGACGTCCTTGCGGGCGTCCTGCGGCGTCGAGCCGTACCAGGCGCGGCGGGCAAACGACATCCCCGCGTTCTGGAAGTTCGACGACCAAGCCTGCGCGGCCTGCGCCTTCGGAACCCCCTGCGCGCCGGCGGCGGGCTTGGGAACTTCGACGGCCTTGATGGTCTTCTTGCGGGGAGGCATAAATTAGAAGCTACGCGAGTCCCAACGGACGGCCACGACAGAAGTGCGGCGGAAGGCCGCGTACTGCTGGGGGTCGAGGACATACAGGGCGTGGCCGGCTTCCTCAAGCATCACGTCCGGCTTGAGGGCCCACGACTTGGTGACGCTCGACCCGGAGTCGGAATAGGACACCACGTTCAAACCCTGCGTAATCGCGGCAACCGCCTTGGCACGGATGGCCAGCAATTCGTCTTCGTTGAGACCTACTAGGAGTCCTTTGGCCATGGTTGTTTCTTAACCTTGGTGCGGGGGTAAAGAGGGGACTGGCCGACGTGTTCCATGCACCCGAGCGCCGCAAGCCATTACAGCACCCCAACAACGCACCATCGGCCAGTCCTGGATTAAAGGTGCCAACACTAGGAGAAAGGTCAAGTCAGGCATCGAGGGGCGCCTCGTCCGCCAAGCCCGACCTGCCCACGATACCCCAGCGGACCGCCACCAGCATGGCCAGCAGCTCGCAGTCGAAGGCGTGGTTGTCCTTCTTGCCCTGGGGCAAAATCCACTGGGGCTTCCCCGTGCGCGAATCCCGCACCCGCACCTCGGCGTTCATCTGCTCCACGTAGTCGGCCACCGCGTCCCGGGCGTAGCTGTGCACCTTCCTCGCCCGCAGGCCAGCCATCAGGTCCTTGCCGGCCGTATTCGACCACACCACCAGCCGCGCACGATTGGCCTGCCCGGGCACCATGATGGACTGCACGTCGGAGTAGAAACGCTTGGCCGTCTGGCCGTTCGCACCCTTCACAGTGAAGTCATCCTGGCCCGAACCCTTGGCGCACTTCCACCCCCGCTTCGCCGTCTCCGCGTAGATCTGCGTGGTCTGGTCGCCCGAGTCCACCAGCACCATCGCCCGATGCACCCCGCACGCCTTCACGAAGTCGTCCACCTGCTGCCACGTCTCCAGCTTGGCGAAGGCCATCAGGCGGCTGTGCCCGGTCACCGACCACCGGCGGGCGACGGCGTACATGTGCCCACGCTGGACGTCCACGCCGACGCTCCGGCAGGGGACCGAGCCAGCGGGCGCATCCTTGCGCGGTGCCACCTTCGCCTTGGGCGTGATGACCGCCTCGTCATCCCAGTCGTCCGCCATCGCGTAGTCGCTGGCCGTGGCGGCCGCAGTCATCGTGCCCCCCTCGTCACTCCAGCTGAGGGCCAAGTACTTGGTTTTAAAAATCTGCCTTGGCTGTTCATCTCCGTAGGCGTCGCTGATCTCCTTGGCCTTCAGCATGTCCACCGCCAGCGAGCCCCAACTAGTCGAGGCCAGCGCATTGACGTGCAGGCCGACGTACCCCTTCTTCTGGCTCACGGCCATCGGCACGAACTCGCCGTCGGCGTTGCACCTGATCCGCGTCTCGTTGTTGTCGGCCAGCCTGGTCGCGCACTTGGCGCACTCGTACGTCGTGCCCTCTTCGACCTTGCGGTGGTCCCAGCCGGCCTCGGTCTTGGCGGCCTCGGGAAACCTGATGTAGTCCCACAGGTAGGGCTGGAGATGGTTGCACGCCGTGCATCTGAAATGCCATTCACGCTGGTCGGTCATCTCGACTAGGTTGTGGAAGTCGTCGCCCACCAGCCCGGGCTGGCTCGCGTAGAGCTTCTTGCTCGTCCACTCGTACGCCTTCGTGCGGGCCATCGACTCCCCTAGGCTTCCGCGTGGCCACTGCCACAGCTCGTCCCCGAAGACGAACCGCGTCGAGATGCGCTGCAGGTCCTTGTGCGTCGTCGCGCTGTTGTTGTAGACGATTGTCCCGTCGGCGAAGTCGATGGTGTCGCTCTTTGCGTTGTCATTCGGCGACAGGCTTTCCCGCACCGCCGGCACCACGTTGAACAACGGCCGCAGGTAACGCAGGGTGAAGTCCTTCGCGTTGTCCTGGTTGTCCATGTAGATGACCATGTTCCCGCGATCGTTGGCCATCAGGTAGGTCGCCGCCAACCGCATCGTCAGCGTCTTGCCGCATTGGATTGCCCAGGGCATCGCCAGCACCCGCGTCGTCGGCGCGAGGAAGATGCGCAGGGCGTGGGCCACCCATGGCCATCGGTCAGGTCGATACCCGCCCTTGAAAGGCGAGTCGGGAATGTGCTTCACGTTCTTCGCGCACCAGAGCACGGGGTCCGCGTTGTCCGGCGGCGTCAGCGCCGTGCGGCCGATGGCCAGCAGCTCGGCCTTGTTCACTTCTGCGCGTCCTCCAGCGCCTGCGCCAAGTCGGCCCGGGCAATCCTCACCCAAGCCTGCAGGGCTTCGATGGCCACGGGCGGGTCGTTCGGGTTCGCCTTCTCGCCGGCCTCGACGGGCAGCTTGTCCAGGCGGGCAATCACTTCGCCCATCAGCTGGACCATCGCCGCCCGCGCGTCCTCGGCCTTGATGTGATCGCGGGCCTGCAGGGCACGGCGCTCCTGCTCCTCCTCCAGATTGATGAGCGTCTTCAGGGACTGGTTGTAGGCCGTCTGGTACTTCCCCTGGTTGGGGTCTCCGGTCTCCATCGCCGCTTCCCAAACCCCACGCGCTCGGCCGACTAGCCCCCGGTGCTCCTCAATCGTGTCGGCCAGACTCCCGTCGTCGAGCTCGGCGACCTTGGGCTTGGGCGCTCCACGCTTCTTCGCGGCCGTCCGCTCTTCGCGCCAAGCCTTTGCCGCGTCCACGCTGTCACCGGGCATTCCCTCTTTGAGCAGAATCGAAACGCGCTGCGTGGTGAGACCCAAACCTGAGGCCAGTTCTTTTAGCTTGAGCGTCATTTTTTGCGGGGGGGTCGTTCAATCTTTGAAATTCGCCCAAAACCCCCCTTTTTTTCCCCCGGTGTCGTCCGCCACGCGACTGAGGGGGTGGGGGGGGTAAGAGATGCCTTGGCACGGGGGGGTCGGGCAGACTGGGGAATAACGCAGGAAAAGGCCGTTTTGCTCGGTTTCTCGTCGCCGGCGGAAATTGGCAGCGCGTCTTCAAT